TTGGGAACATTAGCAGATGATACTGTTGGTGTTAAATATAGATATACTGGTGGATGGACTGCTGCTGATGATAGGGCATTTACCTTCTGGTTTAGGCCACAGTATGTAAAACCAATAGGCGCGAGTTTTGTGATTAATACAATAACTAATAATGCAGGAAATCCTATGATCACTGCAGCTGCATTACCACTAGGTACTGATGCTATTGTTGCAGGAGACTGGGTAGCAGTAAGAGGCACGACTTCATATAATAGTATTCAACCTGTAAAGTCTGTGGATGCCGTTACTAAAACTATCACATTAGATATACCTTATATAGATGGGACTATAAGTAATAATGCAACGTTTAGAGAAGAAGTTAGTAATACCTTCATCCAATATGATAGTGATACAGTTACTGGCCTTACTATATATGCTCAATTAACATATACTGCAAATTGGTTTATTATTAGATTTAATGATACTTATTATAAATATGATTTATCAAAAACAACTTTAGCTCCAGTAGTATTAAATAGAGGTGAATGGTATGCTGCTGTTATTAATTTAAATAACCTAGCTAAACAATTATCGCTATTCTTATATAACACTGTTGAATTGGCTGGAGCCATAAACCCAGATAGATCTGCTGATTTGACAAACATATATACAAACACACAAACAGTATCATCGATAAGTATGCCTGATGATCATGCCTGGAAACTGTTGGGTTGCAAAACTGATTTAACAAATATTAGAATATGGAGCCAACCAATAGAAGAAGAGTTGCAAGAATTAATATTAAGCCAATATGTGGTAAAGGATTCTCACTTAGCACTATTACTTGACAATGCATCCCCGGAGTTAATGCTTCCAACTGTTACTAACCCAAGGTAACTTGGAATATATATTATAAATTTAAACATATGAAAGAAACATCGAAAGACAAGTTTCGTGATTCTCTAGGAGATCTATTAAATGATTTACCTGATGAAGTTGAAGGTCTAGGCGAAAATGATATTGAGCTACAACCTGTTAGGGTCGAGAGTAATCAAGGTGCACAGTTAGTTAGAGCTAAAAACAAAGCCGAAAAGGTAATGAATAGCTTGTTAACTTTCTATTTGAGTGAGGAGATTATAGCAGAGCATGAATATATCAGAGCTAAAGCACAATTAGATGAATCTGCATTATCTATGCTAATAAGACAAATGCAAAATAGTGAAACTGCAATTACATTATTAATGGAGACAATTCATGAAGGTGATGTTTCCCCAAGAATGTTTGAAGTACTTAGTGATTTACAAAGGACTCTTTTAGATATTATTAAAAGTCAAACAATGTATATGGTAGCAATTGAGGAAAATGCTAAAAAGATATCTCGTGATGTAGATGTTTATCATAACACAGAAAGTTCATCATCCAATAAACAAAGTGGTATTAAATCCAGAGGTACAAAAGATTTAATGAGAGCTTTACAAGATACAATTAAAGAAGAAGATATACAAGACGTCGATGGAAATGAAAATGAAGAATGATTACTTGTTAGTTCAGGAAATTGAACAGCAAGAACAGCAAACATCTGGTGGTATTATCATACCTGTTGAAAAGTATAATCGTAAAGCAACAGTTATTAATGCCGGAAATGCAGAGCATATAAAGGAAGGTGATATTATATTAAAAAATATGGGCAAGGGTACGATGATTACATTGGATAATATTGAGTATGAGATAATCCACATTAATCAACTTATTGCCATCTTACAAGAAACTAATGGCTAAACCACAAGCAGAATCAGCAGGATTTGAATTAAAGATAACTAAAGGCCAAGAACAATTTTCATGGACTTCAAAGAAAGTTGAGCAATTAATGCTAGCTATAGACGAGGGTTATAAACCTAAATCAACGCCATTCTATGAAGGGAATCCTAATTTAAGAAAGGGTAATATTGTATTTAGTTATTCAGATGAAGAAATAAGAGAAATCAAAAGGTGTGCAAAGGATATTGTATACTTTGCTAATACTTATTGTACTGTAATGACTGATGAGGGTTTACAAACAATTAAACTAAGACCTTATCAAGAAGACATGTTAAGGCAGTTCCAAGCAGAACGCTTTAATGTATGCCTTGCGAGTAGACAAGTTGGTAAAACAATATGTTCATCTATCTTTATTGCATGGTACTCAGTATTCAATTTCGATAAAAATTCATTAATACTTTCAAATAAGGGTGCTACAACAAGAGAAATTATTGATAAAGGTAAAACTATATTAGAACATCTACCCTTCTTTATCAAGCCCGGTACCCTTAAATGGGATGTGTTTAACTCAAAATTTGATAATGGTTGTAGGATCATAGGTCAGACTACTACTAAGAAAGCAGCAATTGGTTTTACTATTCATTTATTATTTATGGATGAGTTCGCCCATATACCTGCAAACTTTGTAGATACGTTTTATGAAAATGTATACCCAACGGTTTCTGCATCAGCAAATTCTAAAGTTATAATTACTAGTACACCTAACGGGTTTAATAAGTTCTATGACATATATACTGCTGCTGATAAAGGATTAAGTGAATATGTACCATTCCGAGTAGACTGGTGGGATGTACCTGGGAGAGACGATGCATGGATGCGACAAGAGGTTGCTAACTTGGGTAGTGATGAAGCATTCAATAGACAATATGGAAATCAGTTTATAGCAGGTTCTTCATTATTATTAGGTGCAGCTAGTTTAAAGAAGCTTACTGAAAACCAAATGGAATTTGTACATCAAGAAATTGCAGAATTCGATGATGCAGAGATTGATTACTCTGGTTTATTATGGAAGCCAGGATTTAACTTAGATGAAATAGAAGAAGATTATAACTATTGGGTATTTTCAGTAGATATTGCAGAGGGTGTTGGTGGTGACTATTCTGTCATTAACATATTCCAAGTAAAAATGCTAGATCAAAAGGATTGGAAATCTATAACCACACCAGGTAGCTTTGTTGACTTTTTTGCAATATCACAGGTTGGTAGATTTAGGAGCAATGAGCATACTATCGAAGAATTTGCAAAATCTTTGTATATTTTAACATTTGATTTATTCTTTTCAGAGAATGTAAAATTAATTGTAGAATGGAATATGTTTGGTGGAGAATTAATAAAACGAATGGAAACTGTATTCCCACAGAGAAATGAATTTGATGAAGAATCAATTGTTAAATTTAAACATAGAGTAGATGCAAAGATAAAACAATTTGGTCTTAAGGTTAAAAAAGATAACAAACCTATATTTTGCCAAAACTTCAAAAAATACATTACTCAAAATAAAATCCAAATATTTGACAAAGATACTGTAAAGGAATCAGCAACTTTTGGAAAACTACCAAATGGATCATATGCAGGGCAATTAGGTAATGATGATTTAATTATGACTTGTATAAATAGTTCTGAATTCTTCACTACCTTAGATTTCTCTGATTTTGTTGAAGAGATTTATGATGAGATAGATCCAGCTATACAAATTAAAATAGAAGAAATTTTAGAAAAAGATTCAAAAGGTGGTAATCTCAATTTTGATATCTACGACTTAGTATAAAAGTTCAAAGGTTAGTGGATATATAAAAAAACTAATAAACAAAAAAATATAATACAAGATGGCACTAGATCCAAAAATCGCTTCTCTTAAAGCAGCAGGTACATATCGTTTCGAATTTGACAAAAGTCAAGTAGTTAGTATACCTGCAAATCAAACACGACTGGTGGTCGGGTTTTCAAAGAGAGGTCCGTTTAATACACCCGTCTTTATTCCAGATACAGCTTTCTTTAAGCAAGTATTCGGTGATATCGATAGAAACTTAGAAAGAAAAGATTCTTTTTTCCACAGAAGCTGTTTGGCTGCATTGGAAAGAGGACCAATTCTTGCATTGAATCTACTTAATTTAGATAAAAATGACAAAATAAATGCTGTTAGATTTTCTACATCATCTACACCAGATACAATACAAACTAATGCTGGTGCTGATTTTGAATATCAAAAATTTTACAATAGAGATAAATTTTGGTACCCATCAACTGATGACTTTTTAAATAATGTTGGTGCAAACCAATCTGTTTTATCTGGAACATCTGTTAATGATTTGTTAGATATTACTAATCTAGGACAAACTCCTATATCTGTAATTGTTAAAAAATCTGCATTAACAAATGTATTAGCTTACCAAGTAACTGTTGAAGAATGGTATGGTGCTGCTAATGTACCTGGATTTTTAGATAAAGATAGTTTAATATCTGACTTCTTTGTAGATATCTTTGTAATAGGGGGTAACTTCGGTGGAGACTTTAGTTCAACTACTCC